TTACTTTCTTCGTATACGGAGCAAAACGCCATTTACAATAACAGCTAGGCAACCTATCCCGGTAAGTTTTGCGGCAACGTAAATATCCGTGAATTCGTAGGCGAATTCAACGAGGATGGAGTAATCCATGAAAAAGGCACCTCCTTTCATTGAGGCGAAAAATGTGTTTGTGGTGAACTGATTTTAACCGAGAGCCAAGAGGCGCGTCAAAATTGAAATTCCTGCAAAGCCCATCCCCCGGTGATTTTCAAGAAGGAGCGAACGAAATGAACAAAAAGGCGAAAGAGTTTTTGGCAGAATTTATAGAAGATTTTGTCGAGCAACTACCCCAAATCGTTTTTATATGTATTGGATTTTTGTCGGGAGGGATTGTAAGTGCGGTTGCGGCGATGTATGGCGTAAGCAACGTGATTTACGAAATGACAGCAGAAAAATTCGAGATGATTCCAATGAATTCAATATCGCTTGTGCTAATAAGAGGATTTTTGCCGATAGGTGCATTTCTGTTACTGGTGAGTATAGTCATTTCACTCTTAAATGCGACCAGGAAAATATATTTTCCGAAAAAGCCCAAAAAAACGGAAGAAATTGAACCCGCCCACCCCTAATCAGTACAAATAAAAAAGCCCGGGGCCGACCGTCCCTTCCCTGCGACCCGGTCCCGGCACTACCTCCGATTTCAAATTTTGACGCGCACCCTCGTTGATGAGGAAAAGGTGTTACTGTTTCCGCTTGCGGCGGAGAGAAGATTTAAGAATGCCCGCCAAGGTACAAGCGGCGATGATGCCGATACCGAGCGAAGTTCCTAAAAATTCGACAATGGAATTAAGGATGGAATCCAAGAAAAACACCTCCTTTCTCTGAAGGTTAGTAAACTTGTGGTGAGATTATTTTAACCTTATCGAGGATGCGCGTCAAAGTTTGAAAACCCATGTACTTCCGTTTGCAAATTTTGCCGCGCGCGGGCGCGGGCGCGATGTGAGTCAAGCGAGAAACCCGTAGCAAAAAAAAAGACGGCTTAGTTTCCTAAAGCCGTCAATGCATTCCAAAAGTGAATATCTTCGTCTTGTGCAGATGCGGGGATTGTCCAGCCCCAATGTTTCGCGTAGACGCCGATGTTGCGGCTTTTGAAGTACTGTTTGTTAACCTTGTGGAAATGCACTACCGCATACTCCACCATGAGTTCGTAATACTCCGTTTTGCCGCAGTTATTAGCGCATCTGTGATAAAGCCAGTTGTGATAGTCCTCACCGGCGATGTCCGAAATCCACATTTCTAAGTCCCAAGTCATAAAAAATACCTCCTTGAAATTTTTGTCCGGGGGCGTTCACCCCGGCACAGTTTCGACAACACAAGGAGGGGGATTTGTCAAAGATGCGCTTGTCGCAAGTGAAAAAAATTTTATTTGCGGCAATAAAAATTTTCAAAAAAGTGGTTTTCTTTTTTTAAAATTTCGCCCAAAAAAAATATTTTTCACGGTCTTTTACAAATCCGCTTTCCCTCCTTGTGTTTCGATACAGTGACGGGGGGAATGAACCCGGGCGGAAATAGCAAGGAGGGATTTTTATGGGTTGGGAGTTGGAAATTGGATTTTTTTGACATCGCCGGTGAGGACTATCACAGCCGGATTTGTCACAGATGCGCTAATAGCTGCGACAAAACGGAGTGTTGCAGACTTATGGCGGTACAGCTCCGCGAGGTTAACAAACAGTATTTCAAAAGCCGCAACATTGGCGTCTACGCGAAACATTGGGGCTGGACAATCCCCGCATCTGCACAAGGCGAAGATTTTCGATTTTGGGATGAGAAGACTTTAGAAAACTAAGCCGTCTTTTTTTTCGCGGAGGGTTTACGGATATGCGGAGCGCGCCCGCGCCCGTCGCGTGCATAAGCCCGAACGGCTTCAAGCCCCCCGGCGAAAAGCGTACAGCGGGAGGCGAGCAAGCAAAAGCCCCCGGCAATATGTCGTTGTGCCGCCGCAAGCGGGAGCGCGCGTAGAGAGATGCACAATATGAAGCAATCGCCGCCCATGCCAGCCCCCGGCGCGACGCGCAAAGCCCCCATCGCAGAATCGCAAAAAATCCGACCCCGACGGAAACGCCCGCGAAAATATGTCGTGGTCCTCGCCGCGCCTTTGACTTTAACCAAAGCCGCCTTACGGGCGGAACGCGATACCGGAGGTGACCCATGCAACGAATTATAAGAAGAACGCTACGCATGATAGGCAACCAAATAATAAGAAGGCACTGGCGCGCAAGCCTGATAGTTTTCGCGATAGTCCTGCTGGTTGCAATAGTGAGCGCGACGCTAAGGTTTTAAAGGTCTTTCGCAAGTGGGGCATTTGGAAGTATCGCCGTTAAGCGTAAATTTGCAGTTGCGGGAGCTAAGACGGCTACACCCAAAGAAAAGCGAACCGTTGCTTGGATTTTGCCTAACAACAAGAACGCCGCCACAACCGGGCTTGCCGCATTTGAGGGAAACGGAAGAAGCAGTTTTTTCAGAATTCATAAAGAAGCCTCCTTGGCAGAAAGGATAGAGAAATGGAAAACAGGAAGATTTTAGCACAGATAGAAACAGAAATAAAAGTCGTAGAGGGCGAAGCAGAAAGGCAATTAAGGACATTGATAGAGATGGCAAGGGAAATGTCATCAACAGGCGAATATATAGAAAAACTCATAAACGAAAAGGGTTATGCCGAGCTGCAAAATTTACCGGAAGGTGACGGTACAGAACAATGGTTTGTAACAAGAGGCGCGGACTTTGAATCAAGGGCAAGTTTTTACGGAATCGAGCGGGTGAAACTCAACAACATGAGAGAGCTTCTAAAAAAAGTGCAAGATTAGCCCCCCGGTAGCCAAGCACTACAAAATAAAAAAATCCCAAAAAGGAAAAGGAGCTGGAAAAGATGCAAGCATTCAAACAAAAGTACCTGTGTCTGTCGGCGCAAACCTACCGAATGGAGACGGAAAGCGGCGAAATCTTGGAAGGAATAACAATCCGGTACATTCCGTCAAACGAATTGACGCCGTGCGAGGACGCGCAAGCGTACGAGCGGGGACAAATCTCTCGCGGCATCAAAGCCGCGAAAATGACGCTGCCGATATCGGCAAAAACCCAGCTGGGATTATTCCCGGCGATATACGACGTAGAAATCGAAATGACTGTTGTGGCGGACAAGCTCCAAGCGCGCGCAAAGTCAATCGAATATTCGAACGAAGTGAAGCTCGTCGAGGTCGAAAAAAATAAAACATAGGGGGCAAAGCTATGGAAAAAGCACTGACGGTAATAAAATTCGGCTTCATGCTGTTGACGGCATTGGTCATAGTCCACAAAACAACCGTTTTTCCATCTCTAAATGCCCGCGCCGCCGAATCCGAATTCGACATCGCCGCAATCCTGCAAGAATCCCGTCACGACTGGGTCACGCCGTCGCGAACGGCACAGCAAAACTACACCTTCGATTTCCCAAGCCAAGCAATGCAATTTTTTTGCACGAACTGCTGGGATAACAGATGCGACGGAACGTGGTGTATACCACAAACCCCGCCGCCGCCGTGCTGGAGATGCGGGGTAGGAGGGTGCGGAGCAATACATTGCTGTGCAATATGCGGAGAATTTCAGTGTCAAAATGATTGCATGGACGCAGACAACCTGCATTTGCTGGCGATGCAAATAGAAAACTTAAGACAAGCACAAATCGAAACAACATACGAAGCAATGAATTCACTAATGTCATCCAGCCTGTGGGGAGTGGGAATATTGGCGTTTATCGCGGGTTTAATGCTGTTGATATCAATAGCAATCATATGGGTGCGCAAGACATGATTGATGTAATAACGGAGGTAGTTGTAACCGGATTTGTTGCGGGTGTAGCATCGGGAACAGTTGTACTATTTGTAAGCTGGCCGCTGTCCGCCGCAATAAATTTAATAAAATCTGTGATGAAAGGAGATGACGAGACATGAAAAAAGCAATGGCATTCGTAGGCACGATGCTTGCCGCAATGACGGCAATGGCAGTAACAGCGTTTGCAGACCCGTCAAGCGGTCTTGACACACTAACCGCATCGCTAACAGGCGAACTAAGCGCAATTCTGCCGCAACTTGCATCCGCCGCCGGCACGGTAATCGGCGCGGTAGCCCCGGTAGCGTTGACAATCGCGGGCATGATTGCAGTGGTATCGATAGTAATATCGGTATTCCGCAGACTGGTAGGACGTTAAAAAGCGCGCCAAGCGCGCGGTGGGTACCGTGGATATGTGTCGGAGGCGGCACGTTCCCTCGAAGCCGGAGGGATTTTCGCGGCCCGTAAAAAATGAGTCGGCGAGTGACACTCGCCGACTCATTACATAGAGCAAAAGGGGAGGGAGAACTGTGAAGGGGAAAATTAAACGTGTTGTGTGTTTGATGGTTGCCGTGTTGATTTTTTTTGTTGCGGTTTTACCTTCCGTAAAAGTACATGCCGTACCAACAGTGGCCGCTCCTGCATTAGGCGTAGGTTTGGATGTCATTATCAATACCCTTGGAGGAGTAGGAGTAACGATTGGTGGAGAAGCCGGACTGGGATGCGGACATGCAAATTGTGCCGGGTGTGTGATAGGAACGTGCCTTGGCGGGCTATTTCCTCCTTTGGCACATCAAGACCCGTTTGCGCAAATGCAACAACGCAGAGATGAAATTAGTGCGGAAACCGCATACCACTTGTTGAATTTAATGGATCAATATTATGGGGACAATCCGCCACCTACACCACCGCCCGGAGGAGGATTGCCGCCGGAAGTTTGGCTTGATGCGGCGTTTGGAACGGGGCTGGTTAGTGCATTATCGCTCCAACTGTACCGAGGCTTGACAGACGTGCCGTTTCTGTCGGTGGAAACAAACGCCGCCGACCTTGAAACCCTACTAACCGAAGCCCGCACCCCATGGCAAAACCTGCGAGCAATGCAAGAAGCCGCCACCGCCGGAGAAAACTATTTTTTCTGCTTCTTCGACCAAACCATGCGCCCGATACCTGCGGAAGCGTTAAGAGCCTTCACCCCCGCACCCGCACCGTCGCATCCGTTATATATTGGGACAATCGGCGGTTTGCCCATAATACAATGGTCAGGCAACAGTCAACAAATGATGGACGCACAAAGACAACATGCGGTAGAAGGAGTGCTGGTAAATGGGCGATTGTATAGCTTTGGGGATTTACAAAATAATGCGGTAGATATATTTGAAGATGGAAACGTAATAGGAACAGTAACGGTACATCAAGACTTATGGAGAGTGCCGACTGGTTTTGTCGGTATATATGACGCTATTTATAGCGTAGTGAATTTATTTTTTATACAGCACGAAATAGCAGGAAGAAGTAGTTGGAGAGATCCCGTCGCTTCAGATATATTTAGAGGGACAAACCAAGAAATAACGCCGCCGATAACAACCACCCCCGACCTAACCATAACAACCACCACCCCAAACATATTAGACAACCCCCTCGACGAAGTAATGGAAGAAATCCGCAGAATAGCAGACGTAAACGAAAACGATGAACCGATTGTAATACAACTCCCCCTGCTCGACCCGCAATTTTTCCCGCAAATCCCCGAACATGAATGGTCTGATTTTCAACGAGAAATTGAGGAATTGCTAATCCGCCCAATTGTAATTTTAAGCCGACCGGAAAGAGAGGCCCTACTTATTCGCCAACCAAATATCCCGCGAATAAATATAAACATACACGAACCGCCACCTCCTCCGCCACCTCCTCCCCCGTTTCCGGAAATAGATTTTAGCGACATACTGGAAATTTTGCGCGGAATTATTGATGTTTTACGATGGATTCCCGACAGAATTCAGCATGATGTTGAAACTAGACTTCTTCCTCCGATACGAGGCATTGAAGATGGCGTAAGGGACATAAACGAGCAAATAAGGGATTTTTTTGACTGGCAACGCGACAGGGATAACAATGACGAGAATGATGACACAGATGACCTCGATGACCAATTGTTGCTTTATCTTCCGGATATGGATGACTACGACTTCCGTTTATCCCTCATAGATTATTTCCCCTTCTCCCTCCCACGCGACTTATATAACGCGATAAGTATTATGCTTGGAAATACTCCTGCGGCACTTGGTGGCGCATCCGTCCAAGAGAGAGCGTTATTTATGCAGTACATTAACAATGAGCCACTAACTGCCGCCGAATTTACCCAAATCGAACCCTTCATAGATGCACATTTTTTAACAAGAAACATTCCCCGCTTTGAAATAAGAGTACCAATGCCGAGCTTTTCAACAGGAGTGGGCGAAATCAATTACACCGAATCGGAAATCGTGATAGAGATTGATTTAGCCGAATATCCGACAATGATAGCGATAATTAACTGGGGAGTGTTCGTTTTTTTTCTGATAGGGCTGATTTTTACAACAACTAAAGTGATTACGTTCTAAAAATTATTTTTAAGGAGCGATTGTATGTCGGTAGCGGCGGCGGGAGCATTGAAAGCAGTAAAACATGTGCTTATTTGGCTACTAACAACGGTTGCCGGAAAAGCCGTTGTTAAAGCATTTGTTCCGATTATTTTACTTGCTCTGTTTTTGATGGGGGTTTATGGATTGGGATTACTGCCCCGAAGTCCATTTTATTATGCAAATGATTGGCTGGTTGGGATGGGGGTTGCTGTACCATACACAAGATATATCGGTGCGTTTGTTCCCGTTGGACCGATATCAGCTATTTTTAGTGCTTGGGTTATGGCCGTTATCAAATTCCATGTCGCGAAATTTTATTTACGAAAGGGTGGAATTATAAAATGATAACAATGTTTACAGGCGCGCCCGGCAACGGCAAATCGGCGCACATGGCGGTGATGATAAAAAACGCGCTCCGCCAAGGTCAAAACGTAATATGCACCATCCCGATTAACACCGACTACATCTCCAAAGGCGGCAAGCTGGAAATCGGAAACTGCATCCACGTCCCGATTGAAGATTTAACGCCGGAATATTTTTATGAATACATGGTCAACAACCACACCAAGCCCGGTAAAGACGGGGAAATTCAAACGCTTGTTTTCATGGACGAATGCCAAATCATTTTCAATTCTCGCGAATGGAACAAGCCCGGTCGAAAGGACTGGATGTTGTTTTTCCAAGCGCACCGACACATTGGCTTCAAACTGTACCTAATCACCCAAAGCGACACCTTCATCGACAAGCAAATCCGCACCCTCGTCCAAGACGAAGTGCGGCATCGCAAAATTTCAAATTTATTATGGGTTTTTGACATCCTGCCGATACCAATTTTCATACAACGAACCGAATCATATCAAACCGTTAAAAAAGAAAAGCTCTATTCGGATTTCCAAATCGGCTGGTCCGGCATCTTTAAAATTTACGACAGCTACACACTCTACGATGAGTTTTTTGAAAAATACAAGCATTTAAAAGCCGTTCAATAA